CTTCATGTGCCATGGCTCCGGTCATGGAATCATAGGCATCATAGCGATAAGGAAAACCAATACGTCTATCACCTATTTTATCCAGATAGGCGGTGGGTTTGATATTTATGCCCTGATTTGTGGGCTGAAATGCCTGTTTTATTGGCACACCTGGAATACCTGCGTTGGCCTCACCGGCGATAATGGTTGAAATTATCAACGCTATTAGCTGATTATCTAACATACGGTGCAATCCCCAGGAACATGGACACAAACTATTCCCGTCCATCCGTTCATCAAAAACCAGTCGGTTTCTGATAAGGACTGGTAACGTTGATTAGCATAAATGAACTGATCACCTGCTTTGATACGTTCAACATCAATAATGTTACTGGACACATAGAACGTCTTATAATCACCCTGTAAATCAAGCCCATATCGCTCGTAAAGATTACGCGGTATCGCTTGTACACTACCCACCATTGGCACTGGTGCTGCATATTGCGAGACATCCAAACCGATTGCATTTTCACTACGGGTCAAAAAACGCACATAGAGAAAGCTTTGCTTACCGATAATCGATAGAGCCTGCCCTAGCAAATTTTGAGGTATCATTTATTTTTCTTCAACATGCGTCGTGAGTGTGGCTATCATGTGGCCGGTATCATTAAGCGGTTTGGTTGATACGCCGCTAAGATTAAGCTTTCCTTCTTTGAGCTTCGTAGCAATTTCCCCGATTGTGCGTCCGGTGACTTCCTTGCCTAGCTGCTTATATTTTCTCACGCCTATTGTGATGGGTGAGAGTGGCGGACTATCGACGGATTTTATCTGTTCGACGACATCCGAGGCAGCTTGTTCAGTGATAATATTCATTGCATCCAGTGCGGAGATTTTACCTTCCACGACCCGGGCGGAAACTTTATTAATTGTTTCTTGCCACTTATTCTGGTTTTTGATGATAGCTGGTCGCATAAATGGACGCGCCGGAATGGTTCTAGTACCAAATTCCTGCATCATGGCCACTTCCGCTACTTGCATCCCATCCGGGTATTTCGCAGTTTCAAACCATCCGACCTTGCCTTCCAGCTTTCCCAGGGAAGCAATTTTTAGTTCAAGATCACGAAAGACATTCTTTACCATCCCCAACCAGCACGACGAAAAGCGGCAATTTCTGGCCTCCCTCCGAAGTAAGCCCCTCCAACAGAAGCCACCTGCAAGAGAGCAAGTAATTGTTGACCATAGGGTGTGGTTTGTAGCCAGTATTGCCACTGATTGCCGAAGGGAGGCGTAGCGTTAGTGATCGATACTTTATCAACCGTTGCACCCGTCAATACCCCGGCAACGGTGCCAGTAGCTATATTAAGTGAGATAGCGCATAAATGCGCAGTCATCAAATAAAGTGCTTGTGTCCGTTGCTGCAACGAACGTGCCCCAAAATAACAACCGCCTGTTTGATCACTGATATAGTTTGTTGCTGCATCCCATTGTGCTTGAATCGTTGCATCAGAGATAGTTGCAATACTGGCAAATTGGGGAAATTGTGCCCGGAATTGCGCAATATCAAGCATAATCACGGACATAATTTTTACCTATTTTTTCCTAGATTGCGAGCCAGCACAGTCATAACAAGTCGTTCTTACAGGCAGTTTTGAATTGCTATTAGAGGACGGCTTTACTACTCCGGGCATTGGTTGGCGGCAATTCATGCAAGCCATATACAAATCAGGATGACCCTTCATGATTTTTCCTATTCTAATGGTGCGGAAGTTCCCTTTTTACCTGAAAATCCTTCCGGTTTCACCGTATCTGAATCTTTAAAATCTTCAGGGGTTTTTGGTGCGGACTTGTCCTTATATTGCATGCCACTTGCTGCAACAACTTCAGGTTCGCGTTCTTTTGCCTCATAGCTGATAAATCCATTCTCTACATGAGCCTGGAATGTTACATCTTTTTTAAGAAACTCAAGATCATCCTCGTCAACTTCGGTTTGAATCCCGATAGGAGTAATGAGCAGACTATTGGCAACATTAGAGCCACCTTTAATGAGTACGCTTTTTGTGATTTGAGCTTCACCGGCAATACTCACATAACCGTGGTAGGTCACGTCTGCTGTCATTGTTGACGTTACATAATATTTTTTCATGGTTCCCCCTTAAATTCCTGTGACCCTATAGACTGCATACGGACGCTTACAAATAGCACCAGCAGTTGCCATCAAATATGCCTCTTGATAGCCCTTAGTCATCTGTTGAACGCCGATTGTTTGGAACCGGGCAGGAACTACTTGCATCCATGTACGATTATCGTCTGTGCTCAATCCGTCATTAACCGCATCCGCATAGAGATAGAATACATTCGCGCCGCCATTGGCCAATTGGAATTGTGGACAGCTTACGATTCTCATATTTGGATAGGTTTGTTTTATCCAAGACTCTACCGAAATCCCAAAATCAGTTGTCACAGCAAGATATGCAACACGTGAGGTTGGAAGCACCAACGTCATTGGTGTGCTGACATCGATAATACCTTGTGATTGCGTCATCAAACCAGCCACGGCAAGGCGTAGATCCTGAGTGATGCCTTGGAATGTTTTGTTTGACCACAATGCAGAAGAGGTCACAGGATCGACATAAGCATTATTGTATGACAGTAAATTAGGATCATTCAGCATACCGTAAGTTTTGTCATTTCCTGAGTTATAGCCATAGAACGCAATCAAGTTACGCTGAATCGCTAAGTTTAGCGTAGCAGCATTTCTTTTGATTGCTGCACTATTTTCTTGAATACGCGAAACCCTGGCTTCTTCTAAGCGTCCTACAAGGATGCCTGTTTCAAATCTCGTCACAGTACGTTGCACAAAATTAGGGTTCCAGGTGGTAAGCGGTGTATTGCTCGTATCGCTATAGGGAGCAGTCGTACCGGCAATTTCGATAGTACGAACAATTACCTGCTCATCCTCCCAACTACCAATTGTAGAAAGCCCCAAGATACCATCCGCTTGACGTACTGCTGTTGCGATACCCACATGACCAGGCATGAAATTTTGCAAGAATTGCAAAGGAACTGCATTGCTTGGTGTAGTAATTGGTTGTTGTATGGCATCCATACCGAAGCTAATTGCCTTGGCATATTCAGGATGAATACTAGCCATATTGGCTATTGTATCATAGCCACCAATACCGATAGCTTTAAGATCTTCGTAGTCATCCAGTGCAAAATCAACACCCGCTTCAAACGGGCGGATTTTTTCCCCGTAAACATGGGAATGTATTACGCTTTGTTCCATTTTATTATTCCTTATAAAAAAACCCCACAGAAATTAATCCTGTGAGGTTTAAATGTTATTCAAGAGGGTGAGGTTCGCTTAGTCAGTTAATTGGATTACCGCGACACTTGTTGAAGCAGCTACGTCATATCGAGTCACAACACAATTAGGCACGAATGTTTTACCGGAAGGAGCAACCGCATTACCTGTCATTGTTGTTGAACTGACAGTCGCCGCGCCGGTAACGGTATACGTACCATTGCCACCTGTTCCTGAACCGAGTGCGGAAATAACGGTACCCGGTGTTACGCCTGTGCCGGAGATAACCGTACCAATTGCAAGTGGTGCACCACCAGCAACAAAGCCGCTCACTGTCAAAGTATTTGTTGAAACAACACCAGTGAATGTCGATATAGGTGACATACTGTCCAGCGCACCCGTAGTATTATCGTAATACACGAGATTGCCTATATTAGCGGCCGTGGCCAGTTTTACAAAGAATTGGCCGAAGGTTGCTAAAGCACCAACTGAATAATCTGGCAAGATTAATGATGGTGACAATGCCCCACCCACCGAAGCAGAACCCCAAAGAGTTTGTTCGAGTGGATTAACCAGAATACCGGCAAATTGACCCGTACCACCGACTTGTGCAGTACCAGCCAAAGAGCTTCCTGGTGGGTAAGAAGTGGGATCTGGATTGCCGCCACTTGATTTGGTGAAAGCAAAACCTATTGATTGTGCTTGACCAGCGGAATATAGATTCCAGGTTTGCGCACGAACCGGGCCATTATCAGCCTGTTGACCGATAAAACCTAACGTATTGAATACATTTACTTGAGATTGAAAGTCAGTCATGATTATTCCTTTTTAGCTGCTTTATTGATATTTTTAAGCGTCTCGGCAAGCTTACCGCTTTTCTTTGGTGCAGAATCCGCTGCATAGCCTACACTCGATACAGTACGATTATGCAAAAATCCGGTGAGTACTGCATGTTCATTACCGGCCGTGCAAGGAATAGCCAGCTTTTCAACACCATATTTAGCCACTTCGTCGAGAGTCTTATCAGCATGGTCAAACGTTCCGATATGATGGGATAATTTTTCAGCAAGTGCGTTTTTAGCTGCTATATCGGCAAGAAGCGTCTTGGTACTATTTGCCTTAAAGTCAGCAAATTGTTTTTCCAAGGAGTCGAGAGCGGCACCGGTTCTTTCGATACTTTCGAGCTTTTCAACGCGGTTAATATCGCTATCCTTTGCATCTTTCTTGTCTTTATCGTCCATATCCTCATCTTCAGCCTTCTTGTCCTTGTCATCATCGTCATATTTTTCGTCCTCGGCTTTTTTCTTTTCTTCTTCTTCAGCGGCATCTTTGGCCATGCGCTTCTCAGCCCAATCAAGAACCTTTTCTAAGCGTTCATCTTTTTTCTTTTCTTCTTCAGACATTTTTAAATCCTTTGCATCAAAAGTTATTTTAAAGTGGTCAAGCACGGCAACGTCCTTACCCATCCTACCTTGGTCAACCAAGGCAAGGTGATTGCCCCGGATATTTCTTTGTATGGCATCGTACTTAATGCCATTCCATACGCCTGATACCATTTCATAAATGCAACGATATCCTGCGGATAATTCTTTTTTTCCAGCTTCTATTAAATCAGCAAGATTTTCAGAAAAGACTTTGATATTTCCGTATAAAATACCATTGTCATAATAGACGTTATCACCTATGACACCTTCCACGCCTTTTTGTTCAGCAGGAGTTAATCCCTCGGCACCTGCACCAAGCATGACATGATCATTGATGAAAGGGAGTAAGCGGAATGATTTTAGTGTTTCTTCTGAGGAAAGCTCATCTTCAGGACGGTAGACATTATATATTTCATTAGGATTAGGTGCGCCAATTGCAGCACCAGAATAAGGGAAAACACCGACTTTACTTATCGGATTGCCGACAATTTCGTACCAACCATTACCATCATATTTACGAGCACTTTCAGTTTCATCTTTTGCAGCTTCTCTTTGTTCTGAATAGGCAATAGCAACAGCTTGTTTTTGTGATTTTCCAGCTTCAATCTCTTTCTTGATATTGGATTTAAATGCAGAGCTAGAAGTACTTTTTTCTAATGGCATTTTATTCCTCAAACTCAATTATAGGCTTCATCCTGCATCTACAATTCACGGCCTGGCCTGGTATCCCGCGCTCGCCTGTTTTTTGATCAATCACAGGCAAGTTATCGAATCGGTATACATTTCCATTCATTGCGATATGATCTTTCCTGGGCTGGTGAGATCCGCCCGTATGTAGCCATTCAAATTTTGCCAAACCCGCCGCTTGCAAACGCCCTTTGCTAATCGAATTGAACGCTTTACGCGTTTGATCATGCGATATCATCTTGGCGCGGCGTAACGTGATTCCTTTTTCATTAGCCAAGAACGGCACCAAATCTTGCAATCCGTTTCCTGTAGTGATAGACCGCAACACCGCACCATTGACCGCTTCAAGATATTGCTGCGGTATGGACTTAATCAATGCCACATTCTCAGCAACAGAAGCTTTTAGCACCTCGCCAATTTCACCTTTCAATCCCGTGGTAGGGATTGTTAAGCCTCCGGTTAGTTTCTGGAGGCTATTTTGTACTGCAAGCTCACTTGATCTATTTTCGCTATCAACCATCTGTGTAGCGATAGGAAGTGCCTTAGAATTGAAAAGTGCATCAAATCTCTTTTGCAGTTCGTTGGATAATCGCTTGGCCTCGGCAACGATGCTCTTTTCATCCTGAGCAAAATACTGTTCAGCCGTTTCGCCGTAGAACATCCTTTTGACTGCAAGTAACGTGATATCGGTCATCTGCTGAATGAGAATATCAAGCTGCGTATTATAACGCATTGCAGCGACAATATTGGGATTAAGCGGCGTTCCTTCGAGTGATTCAGGTTTACGCTTCCTTAGCTCCCGCAATTTGCTCCTCGTCAGTTTCAAGCTCGCGGTCAACTTCCAACTCCATGCCATTATATCCGCTGTCTTTATCTGCAATGAGACGGCCTCTTATATCATAGCCATCAACAGCACCGGCAGCAGATAAAGCCGTATCAGTTTGCGCTTTTTTCAAGTTGATATCAGCAAGTTCAGCAGCGGTAGGACTATCTACAGGATTCCAGTTAACCTCAGTAGCGAATGGTTTAATTTTAAATTTCGGTGCCACTTCCGAACGGATAAGCAATAAATGATGACGTTCAACAAGCGGTGATAGATCATGTTCCTGGATACTTTCTAGTTCCTCATGATAACTGGCCTCTTCAAATTCACCTGTCGCATTAAAGCCTTTTGGTGATGTTCCAAGCAATTTCGTTGCCGGAACTCCAGCACCGGCAGCCACCAATTGGTATTGCGTCATGATGACTGCATCCAGTTCAGAGAGCGACGTGTCGAATTGAGTTATTTCTTCATCGCCACCAACAACTTTAAATCCGAAATTATTTTGTAAATTTGTCCATATTTGAGCCTGAGCAATAAATGCTTCAGGGTTTTCAATAATTTTTGTTGTATCGCATTTCAGTACGGTAAGCCGCTTGCTCATTGCGAGCATTGGGGCTTCATTGGCGGTGCGCTCGGCTGCGTAGACACGTTCCATAATCATTTGCGGCACCGGAATACCCCCATAAAAATAGGTAGGTTTCAAGATATCCGGCAAACTGCCATTACGGAATATGATCAAGTGTGTACGGTGTATCCGCTGTGCATTAATACGCCACCATGTCGGCTCATAAAAATGCTGCGACGCAGGATTAGCCGTTGCATAAAAATCAAGCTCGGGAGTAACCCATGTTGGATCTATCAAACTGATACCGCGATAACTACCGGGTCTGATACCATCAGGATTAAACGGCTTTACGTAATAATCGGGATCTGTACTATCGACATGGAATAATGCAATGCGAATGCCAAATACACGACCCTTGGCAACAAAATCAACACAGTGTTTTTTAATACCATAGTGTTTGTCTCGCTGGCGGATAAAATCTAATATTTCAGGCTCTATCTCGGTGCCATCATTGGATGTAATTTCGTATCCATTTCGGGTAGCATCCTTTGCGGGCATCGTACAAGCTTTACGAATCAACCAGTTTTGATCAAGCATTGCGCAAGCTTGCCAGCCGATAAAACCTTGACTCGCATAATATTCAAGCTGAACAGCCGGTATATTATCAATCAAGCCTATTTTTAATGGTATCGGCTGACTAAGCGCATCATCCATGGCATATTTTGAGCCGTCAGGATTGACAGTAACAAAATGGCTTGCATCGCGCTGAAAAGTCTTTCTTAGAATTTCTTGCTGTTTGATTGCTAGTGCTGTTGTAGTTGAATGTACATTGGATTCTGAATTAAAAAACCCCTTCACCGCTTTTGTGACTACGGTGACTGGTTGTTTTTTAATCCACTCAAACATTATGAAAAGAATCCTGTTGGCTTTGTCATTATTTCAGTAAATCCCCATACAAGCGCGTCCATATGGTCGGGGGAATACTTCATCGTTTTTGCGTCGTAATCACACATCTGATCTTCAAGAACAGGGAAACTTCCTACGTGGTGGCACTTTCCTTGCTCATATAATGCTGAAATTGGCTCTGCTCGTGTGATCTTACCTCGGCTTGCATGTACAGCTTTGTATGAAACGGTTTTGTCAACCATGCGCAATAGCGTTTCTATCATTTCGCCGCCGTTATTGGCTTCGCCGATAATCCGGTCTGCTTTCCATTGATGATAGGCATTCACTGCCACTCGTGCCCATTCCTCGGGTGTTCCTCTCATCGATATGTCATCGAGCACATAACCGTGACCATCCGTACCCGTTGCCACTACAATAATTCCGGTTTCGTCGCTATCGGGATTAGAGGTTGTTGCCGGGTCAATTGAAACAACAATACGCCGTAATGTTGGATGGGTTTTTACTCTCAGAGCATCAAGTTGTGATCGTTTCCAGAGTGCCCCAGGATTATCATCAAGGATTTCTGCATTAAGCTCTTGTCGGCCTAATCTAGTACCTTCATATTTTGAGATAATCTGCTGTAAGAATGCACCGGCAAGATTGCTTTTATTATCGTAAGTGCTTCCTTTGGTGACAAAAGTAGTCTTGCTATAGAGTATTTCTTTGACTAACTTTGTAGGCTTAGGCGTGGTAGTTATGACCGACTGCGGATTATCACCTAAGCGAAGTCCAAATACCGCTTGGTCATATGCTTCGGGATAACGCCACGCGGCTAATTCATCCATCCATAGCTTGCAATGCTGCTTTCCACGCAAACGCTCCGGCTCATCCGCTGTAAAAACCAAGCTGCGGGCACCATTAGGCCATTCAATCAGTTTCTTATGCGCTTTGTAGACTGGTCGCTCGTCTTTTGAACAAATCGCAAGAATACCACTTTCGCCCTCAATCATAATATCGCGGGCATCATCAGTGGTAGCACCAATGAGGTTAACGTAGGGATAGTATTTTACCCATGTACGTACAGTTTCAGCACCAGTACGAGTTTTACCAAATCCACGACCGGCGAGGATTAGCCAGTTAATCCATACTCCCGGAGGAATAAATTGATTTGGCCTAGCATGCCATGACCAATCGTATAATAATGCTTCTGCTTCTGCATCGCTTAAAGCATTAATTCTCTGAATCTGTTCCTGTGGTGGAAGTGTTCGGAATAAGTCCGCGCAAGAGAACTGATTTTGCATTGGATAATTCTACGTCTGCTTTTACTTCGGATTTTTCAATTATTAAGCCGTGTATCTTAGCCTTACCCATTGTCGCAGAAACCGCAGCGGATGGATTAGCGATTTGATGGGCTAATTTCCTCGCATGTTCAAGCTCGAGTGTGAGAGAATCTACGGTTACCTCATGCCGTTTAGCATGCTGTTCCATCAGCTCTTTTATCCTCGGGGATACTCCGGGGTGATTTTTTAAATCATATGCTTCATTCCAAACATCTTTATCGCTCATATTTTCAGAGTCATAAGCTTGACGATAAGCTTCAGAAGCATTACCAGTTTCAACATAAAATTGGCAAAATTTTTCTTGTTTTACGGTCAAATCACCCATAGCGATTATTCAGTTGTTAATCCGGTATCGAGAGGTTTTTCCTCTTCAGCACTGTTTTCCTCTGGAACAGCCGAAGATTCAGGAACATCAGCAGATTCAGCAGCCGGTGCTTGTTCTTCAGTTTTAGGAGATTCTTCAGCTTTAGGTGATTCTGAACCAGTATCAACAGACTCAGCAATATCAGTATTTTCAAGCATTCTATTTACCTCGTTTAATCCACCAGTTAAAAAATTGATATCGGCAATTAAGGCTTTTTGTCTTTGTAATAATTTTTCTTTCATGCTGCTTCCTTAATTTCAATAATGGTTATTTGTTCCGTAACAATATTACAAATCCTTACAAAATCGATATGGGCTAATTTCTTAGCGTGCTCTAGCTTCATTGCATGCACTTCAACAGCACATTTACCTTTAAAACCATTACTTTTTTCATAATAAACTTCGATGGGAAATACTTTTAGCCCGACAGTCATATGATTTTTTCCAATAAAAAACCCCGCCGGAATCAACCGAACGGGGTATAGCTACAAATATTTGATGGTAAACTGATCATATCACACGGATGTACGTTTTGCAATAGCTATTTTTATATCCCATAATGTTTTATCAATTTATCCAGGCCAGAATGAAGCAATCCACGCACACGCCGAAGTTTTCCAGCGTTTTTTGTGAAATTTGTCAAATATCCGTCATCGATGACAATACATTCGATAACGAGGCGTTCACTTATGCCACGAAATCCTTTATCATCCAGTATTGCCAAGGAATTATTATATGTGACTCTCGCATCAAGTAAAACATCAACGGCATACTCCTTACAGTTTCCTTTAACGTCAAAATCTGCTGAAGATTTGATATATGAAAACTGCCCGGCCTTTTCGGCTTCACACTGGAGAAACTTGCCAGCGGAATGCTGTTGATGATCAATAATGTGACGGGCAAAAAGCTCATCAAAATGATTCTGTATTTTTACTATGGCTACCTTTTCGTTTTCTTCAGTGTAACCAATTCTTACGCCACCACCCCGTAATTGGGTTTCGGGAGTTCCAAAATCTGATTCTTGATAAGCATGATTCATAATACTTGCCTCTTGTGGATGATTAATATATCCTTGACTTCGAGGCTCTACCGCTTCACCGCTAGCAAAATTTAAATGACCCGCGCTTCCCTTCACCTGGCGCGGGTTTTTTTATTCTACCTCTGATTTTTCACAGTTACAGTTTTTGAAAAAAATAATATCCTTGATTAGTTTTTTAGTAATTATGTCAATGATATTCATGGTTTTTTCTTCGGTTGAAACATCATAGGTTAATTCTATTTGTGCAGCTAACATCGTAG